GATCGTAAAACCACGCGCCGAGCTTCTGCTTTCGCTCCTCGCCGTTGCCCCACTTCCCGTCAAGCACCTCCTGCGCCATCGCCGGAATGCTCACAAGCACCCCGTCTTTCCCATCGGGATCCGTAGGGGAGGGGCTCTGCTCCTCCCGCTCCCCGAAGTACGAAAGCGGGACGTGCATGATATCAAGGTCAAGTGGCTCCCCGCGGTACTGGTGAAAGATGCATTTCCCAGACAGATCGGGATAATGCTCCCCGTCGTTCCAGCCCCACGCCGCGATCCATTTGTCGTAGCCGGTATTCCCGATATGCTCGTCAAACCAGCTCTGCGACGCATATACGCCCGTTCTGTTCCCTGCCTCTTCCATAGCCGCGCAGAACGTTTTGCACATGGCGGTGATTGTCTCGTTAGACGGGAAGCCGTTCGTCTGCTTGTACCCGTCCGCGTCCTCCATGTCGAACCAAACGCCGAGACGCGGCTTCCGGCCATTGAGAAAGCGCAGACACCGCTCCGCCTCCAATTTAGCCGTCTGCACATTCAGCGCATAGCTGTACCAGTAGATGCCCCACGGGATACCGAGCGCGTCACATTTGGCAATGTTGCGCTCCGCCCATTTGTCGGCATTTCGGATGCCGTAGCCGCCGCGGATGATGACGAAGCCATCCTTGTACGGCGTGAAATCGAAATCGCCCTGATGCTCGGAAACGTCAATACCGTTCATTTCCATGTCCCTCCTGCTTTGAATTTTGCCACGGCGTCCTTCCATCCGCTGCCGGTCTTGACCTTGACTTGCGCGGGCTTCCATCCGCCGCCGGTTTTTATATAAACCGTCGCGCCGTGCAGCGCGGGGGCGGTAAAGGTCGCGGTTTGAACAGCTACCACGTTGTTCACGCAGCCGACCTTTGCGGCTATCGTTACGCCCTCGCCAGCATCACCTACGAAATAGAACGTTGTCGTGCCCTTTGATACGGCGAAGGACGTGTCCTCCGTTCCGGTAACGTCGCCAATGTCGCACCGGAGCTTCCATTTCTCCGGAGGGTAATACGTCCCGTAGCTGCCGTCGCCGCTCGTCAGCTCGGCTTTGACAGCAAATTGTCTGCCGTTCAGTCGTGCGATATGAAGCGTTCCGGAAAGGCTCCAATGGTTCGCTCTTCCATAAATGCTTTTTTCCTGCTCCCAAGCGCTGCCGCCTGGAAGCTCCGGCGCTGTCTGTGACCATGCCATTCAGATCACCTCACTCCGAATACATGAGATAAATATCCCCGTCGCTGCCGAGCTCGGCGCCCGGCTCCGTCGTTCCGGCGTAGATGTGCCGCACCTGATCGGCGGAAAGGCCGAACTTCGTATACGGAATATCGTTCGCGAGCTTCTCGGCGGTCACGGCGTTCGGCGCGAGCAGCGCCGTCGTGATGGCAAGCCCCAAAATCTTCGCTGTCGTAACCACCCCGTCGCCAAGATTCGCGGTGCCGACCGCACCCGGCGCGTCAGACAATGCGCCCAGATTTGCCCGCGCCCCCGCCGCGTCCTTCGCGCCCGTGCCGCCGGAATCAACGGGCAGCGCCGTGGTTTTAAAGGCCGCGCGGATTTTTGACACGATGTTAGACCAAGGGGTTTTCCGATTCAGCGATACGGAAACATCATAGAACGGGAAATAGTCCCCGTCCGCAAGCGTCGCTTCTGCGGCAAGATCTTTTGTCGCCGCCTGTTTCGCTTCAATCGCATCCGGAATCGTAGTTTCATCGTCTGCGCTAACGTGGATATCGTCGCCGGTTAACGTCACGTTGCCGGAGGCGTCCGGCGATTTCGTGTTCACTGACACGACAGAGCCGGAGCCGTTCATGCCGTTATAGACGGGGAATGTGGTAAACTCCCCATTGTAGAACGTGATTTTGTATGTGTCAGTCGTACCGGCGGCGTGTGTGCCGCTTTGCAGCGTAATGGACGCTATACCGTTGCCGTTCTTTACGTTAAACGTGGAGGTCGTTCCGTCCGTGAGCGTAACGGTGTAGGTGTCCGTCAAGCCGCTCGTTCCGGTTTTGGCAATGCTCTTGATGGATGAACCGTTTGTCACGGTAAAGTTGGTGCTTGTGTTATCCGAGAACGAGATTTTGTAAGTGTCCACAAGACCGGACGTGCTGATTTTTGCAACACTTGTGATTGCCCGACCATCCGTTCCCTTGTCGCCCTTTGCGCCGGTCGCGCCGCGTACCGAGGTCGTCTTTACCTCCGTATCGTCAGCCATGATAAACGTCAGGGTATAGTCATCGTTTAGGGTAATGCTCTTAATGCCGCCATGACCGTCAAGAGCCGTTGCAAGGTCGTTGATAAGCACCTGCCCGGTCAGGGACTTTGCCTGTCCTGCCTGTTCCATAACAAACAGGTCTGTCGTTGTCACGGTTGATGCTCTCGGAAGCTCGCCTACTGTTTTGTCCGCCAAGGATTAGCCCTCCTTTGTTTCCGCTGCAATCAATTTCTCAATAAGCAGCTTGATATAAACGAGCTTCTCGAAATTCTCCCATCCATCGACGCGGAGAGTGCCGAGAAGCTCCTTGATTTTGTTAAGCTCGTTCATTCTTCCTCCCCGGCGAAAAGCCGACGAAGAGTTACGCGTATACCATCGTCCTGTATTGCTATTCCCAAAAGTTTGACAAACCCGGTATATTCGTAAATTTCTCCGTTATTATCGTATTGTATTGTTTCGAGATTGCTCTTTTGGGAGAAGAAATCTGCAATCTCCATAACAGATACGCCGGTGATAACAATATGCATGTTCCCGGCAGTGCTTACGCCGAAAAAGGAACATTCAAAAGTTTTTCCGTTTGCAGTAATCATCAAGCCCTGTTTCCTCTCTTCAAAACAATGTGTTGAACGCCGCTTTTATCTGTGATTGTGTCCCAAAAAGAATAGTAATTCTGGAAAACCAACGTTCCTGCTTTCACGTAGCCTGCCTTTGCATAACCGACACTTAACGCTCCGGTTGAAAAGTCGCTGAAATCATATCCGTTTGCTAACCCTGTATTTATCCAGTTGTTTGTGTTGGCAGAGGTTATTGTTCCTCCGCCTATCTGACCGCCGGATATGTATCCCGCATACTCTCCATTTTGCGTGCCGGTTTGAATGCGATTTGCAAACACATTCCCGGTGAACGTTCCGTCCGTTGCGTATAGTTGGCCGTAGCTGTTTACGCGGAATTTGCCGCCGCCGAGGGCGATGCCATCTGTCCCGATGTACACACCGTCCACCGTCCCGTACAGTTCCGACAGCTTGTTATATATGGCGTTCTGTGTGATAGTAAACCCGCTGTCTTTGCTTCCAATGAACCCGGATGTTGCCGTTATCTTGCCGGTGATGTCTACACCGTCTTTCGTCGCCCTGAACACTTCCTGCCCGGAGCTTTCCAGAACAAACCCGTCCGCCGTCAGCGACCAACCAAAAGAGGCGGAATTGCCGCCGGTCTGCGTCACTCTCGCGGCGATCTCCTGCGCGTGCAGTTCCAATGCCGCCCGCATTTCCGCTTCGCTTGCTTCCCTGGCTGTGACCTCTGCCTGAATGCTCGCGGCATTAACTCTAAGGCTTGCTCGTGTCTCGGCAAACTGCCGTTTGGTTTTACGGTCGGCAGGAGATTTATATGGGTACTCGTGGTCAACCGCGTTCTCCTGCGGTGCGGAGATACGCGCCGCCATCATCGTGGAGAAATTGGTTTCTTTTACATAGATGCCGGAAAAAACGCCGTTAATGGTAACGCCGTCGCCAAGCTCCGCCGCAGGGTCAAGCTTCGCCCATTCTGTGTCATACGGACGATAGACAAATTCCCTGATGCTCTCTAAGATGTCGTTTGCCATCTGTTGAGAACCCCACGGGCAGTCAAGCTCTAAGACGTTGTCCCCGCGCCCAGCCTCATAGTAGGAATCGTCGTCCACGTTGATGCGGACTTTTGTATACTTCGGAAGTTCGGGTGTCGTTGTGTATCCCTTTGCGCTTCTTCCGACAAAAACCGATTCAGACAAGGATTCTGTCACCTCCGAACGTGAGGACATACCCGGCAGTATCCACGAGATAGTGCGTCTCAACGCCGATTTCGTTTAGCCGGACAAGATGGAGCTTTCCATCGTCTGACATGATGAAGTTTCCGGCATACATCGCGGCAATATACCCGAGGATTTCCCGCATGGCATACCCTCCGGGATACTGCACCGGATACCCGCGCTGCATGATGTCAAACGTGCGTGCATCGACCTCCACGCCCATATGCCCAGCAACAAGGCTTACAACATCAATGTCCGTTTTTGGCCATTCGCCGATGTCCCCATTCACGGGAAAATCGTTCTCGGCCTTCAACATCGCGTCGTATCCGTGGAATACGATTTCGTCCGTGCTCTCTCCGTCGGAGCGCGTGTCTATATAGAAAACGCCCTTCGGTATCCACTCGCTTTCCTTCGTGTCATTCACGGCACGGATAAACGGCTTGATGGAGGACATTCTCTTGATCGTCGCCGTCGGCTTTACCATCGTGACATCGATTTCCGCGGCTACACAGCACCCGACCATCGGCTTGTCGTCCGTGAAAAGGTGCTGCGTGGTCTTGATCTCTTTGAGCATGTTCCCGCCGTATCCGCCGGAATCGGAATCGTAATAAATCCTCGTCCCGCCAAACGTGATATAATCGGCGTGCTCATCGATCAAATAAAACTCGTCGCCGATGACGAGCTTGTTCTCGAACCAATGCGTACCGGCGACGATTTCCTTGTAGGTTGCGCTTGTGTTCTGCATGGCTATCTCTCCACAAGGGCGAGCGCATCAATGTTCCAGCGTTCTTTCCCATCACCGAAAGATGTATCGACCGTAGCCTTGCCGGTGCTGTTGTACATCGTCGTGACTTGAGTACCCTTTAACCACGGGTTTGTGTATGTTACTTCGACGTACTCCGGCATAAGCGTCGGAAGAACGATCTCGGCGTCTTTGGTGTACAGCGGCTTAAATGTTGCATCAATGCGGAATTTTGTTGCGATCCTCGCCCGGTGCATCGTGTAATCCATCGTGCGCCCTGCGTCCGAGCTGTCGCCGTCCTCTCTGGTCACGGTGTACCCGCCGCCGTCAAGATACGGAAGCATATCAACGCCGTTGACAATCAGCTTCATTTACCGCGCCCCCTGTTCCGCTCCTCGGTATAGGTGTACATGATTTCACCGACCTTGCGCTTATCAAGGTAAACGTCGCTCGGTTTGATTTGTTCGTTGCCACGCGCAGTTAAACGGTCGAGAAGCGCGTCCAGCTTACTTTCAAACTCTGGGGATATACCATACCCATACCCGGAGGAAAACGCATTAGGCGGCACTACACCGCCCATAGCAACGGCGGGCATTCTCATGCTCAAACCGGCGAACTTATCCGTCATCCGGTCAACAATGCCGTCCGCAACCATCGACACCCACTGCGTGTTTCTCTCAAGCGGAATGACGGCCTCCGAGCCATCTTCGCCGGCAATAAACGGAGTGCCCTTTTTGACGATGCCGCCCTTGGCGAGGCGCGGGATAGATACAGCGCTTGCCCGCCAGTTTATACCGCCGCCGCCGAAGAATTGCAAAACGCTGCTGAACGCCCCGACGAGGTTATTGAACATCGTAATAACGCCGTTAACAAACGCTTCCACAGTGCCAAGGATACTGTTGATAAGTGAAGCGCCCCAACGTTTTATTTCAACCCATACGTCGATCCATGCGCTCTTGATCTTGTCAAGCGCCGCCGACCAATCGCCGGTGGCGAAACCGTATACAACAGCGGCCAGCGTTTCAAAGATTGCCTTTATAAGTGACAATGCCGTGCGAATAGCGCCGACGATATTGTTAAAAGAATACTGAACGACGCCGTAAAGCAGAATGAATACTTGAGAAAGGACGTTGCCCTTTTCGGAAAGCGTTTTCAGCGCATTGTCGAACCACCCATTGACTATGCCGCTGATCTTGTCGAAAAACGCTGTGATGTCATCCCACCACCCGGACAGGAATGAACCGAGAGCAAGGAACGCTCCGATTGCAAGCGGTATCCATGATCCGGTGAGAAGGGCAAGACCGATACCGATTTTAAGAAACCCGGTTGACATCTCCGCGCACATGTCTTTCGTAAGGCTTCCGGTGTTGATGAAATTTTTAAAAGCATCAATCAAATCCAGAGTGCCGAAAAGAACCAGCGCAATACTCGCGGCAGTTTTCCCGAACGCAAGCCCGATAGCAAGTGCTGCTATCCCCTCCAACAGGTTTTTGATAAGCCCGAGGTTGTTCTTGATCTTGTCGCTGATGGCTACATCTTCGTACTTGATCCCGCTGCCGGAACCGCCCCCGCCGCCACCGGAGGACGAATCCTGCGCAATGGTCAGCGTATCAATGCCCATGAGCTGCTTTTTCATTTCCTTTGCAGCGCCAGCGCCGGAGGATAGATTGTCGCTCAACTTTCCAGTGTTGGTTATGGCCCGCTTGAATGTGCTTTTCCCACTAAGAGCCGCAAAGAACGCCGCGATAGCGTCCACCGCCTTTGTGAGCCAGCCGATGAGCGTCTGCAATACAGGGATAACCGCGGTAAGTATCGGGGCGAACGCCGCACCCCATGATGCTTTTAGCCCCTGTAAAGACGCTTTCAGTTCGTTAATGCTTTTCCGTGTCTCCGGGTCATTATCGGCATAAGCCTTAACCGCTTCAACGGTGTATTGCTTGAGCTTTCGGAAAAGGACGAACAGCGAGCGGATGCCGATGCCGTATTTGAGCAGATTCTTTATTCCGCTCTTAATGGACTGCTGCGCACCTTCCATCGCTGCCTTGAGGTCAGCACCTTTAGACGCATCGGTGATTGTCTGCGTCAGCTCCCCGGCTCTTTTTTTCTGTTCTTCAAGCTCCGCTGTCTGCTGTTTCAGCTTGTCAACGATTTTCGCGTCCTGCGCTTCAAGCCTCTGTGCGGCTTTCTCTTTCTCCGCGAGAATCTTTTCCTGCTCGGCAAGCTGCGCTTTGATTTCCGCCTGCCGCTGGGTCTCTTCGATCCATGTCTGCGGGTCAGCATTGGCGTTAATTGCGGTTTTTGCCTCGCTCTCGGCCAATGAGGATTTCAGCTTTTCGACCTTGTCATAGGCCTGCGCCGCTTCGTCCTGCGCCTGTTTGAGCTGTTCAACGATGGGTGCGCGTTTCGCCTCGCCGCTCTCTATTTTCTTTTTGAGCCTGTCCATGTCGCGTTGGAGCTTATCCAATTCTTTGGCGGCTTGCCCGGCGTCGATTTCTACTGGGAATCTAAGTTCTGTCGCCATCGCATCACGTCCATTTCTTCAACATTTCTTCGTCCTCTGCCGTGTACTTCGTCGGTATTGTTACTAAGTCCCGATTCTGCCGCAGCCATTCCCGCTCGTATTTTTCGAGCTTTTTGCCTTTGGCAAGTTTCGAGCGCAGCGACACGATTTGCGAGAATGCGCAGTCCCCGCCTATCTCCATGTACGCACCCATGAACGTCCACCAATGGAGATATTCGACCGAGCGGCATTCGTAGCCGAGAACACGGTTGACCGGCGCGACGATATATGGGAAGTCCTTTTCCCAGTCTACAAGACGGGCTGATTTCGTCCCGTGCGGCTGTCCGAGGTCGATGAACCAGAAGCACTTCTCCAATGCTTCCGAATAGTCCGTCAGTGTTTCCCAATCGGGAAAAATCGTCTGTATTGTCGCCTCCGCCTTATCCGCATCGGAAAAATCAGGGTCATTCAAGACCTCTATGAGATCGAGAATAACCCTGTAATCCGAGCGTATCGCATGGTCTGCACCGCCGACGGAAAGCGACATCGGCAGGGAGTAGATCATTTCTTGAATTTTGCGAGATACTTTTGCAGCTTCGGATTCGTCTTTTTCTTTTCAGCCGTAAAGGTATCGTTCATGTTGTCGATGAGGCAGAGCATCAGGTTGCACCACACGGGCAGACCGTCCGCCATCGCGTAGGTGTTCATCGTGCCATACAGGGGAGTGCAAACGTCAAAGCCGAAAAGACCGTTGATAAGCTCTCGCATCTCCCCGTCCATCGCACGGGCGGCAGCAAAGATTTTCTTCGCGTCGTTCTCCCCGGCGAGCATCGCCTGGTATTTGTCCTGCTGCTTGTCCATCGCGTCAAACGCATTAAAAACGCGCTCGATAAAGTCAATGTCGGTGAGGTTGAGCAACACCGTCACCTTTCCGTTGATGGAGATTTCCTGTACTCCGGTATCATGTCTAAGTTCAAGCATTGCTTAACCTCCTGAAAATTAGGTCTCCGGCGTAAACTCGATAGCGCCGCTAGTGCCCTTCGTGGCCGTGCCCTTCGTGCGCTTGCCGCCGTAGGTCACATTGATGGGCATTCCGACGCTGCCGCCGCCCTCACCGCCGAGACCAGTGACCTCGACCATGCAGGATTCGTAGCGCTCGGCGAATCCAGCGTAAGTGTGGACGATGAGCATGTCCATAGCCGCAAGCGCCATCGCGTCCTGATCGACAACGGCGAGCTTCCAAATCTTCTGCTGCGCCGCGTCGCCGCTGTCCAGCTCGCACGGCTCGAAAGACTGCGTAATGACAGGCTTCTTCATCGTGCCGTAGGTATCGCCGAGAATGTCTTTCTTGCTCTCGGTAGACCAGTCGTATTCCTCGGAGCTGTCCTCCACGCGCTTGCCGATCACCGACCAAACAGGAGCGGAACTCGTGCCGGTATTCAGATAAGCGAGAAGCAGCTCACGCGCCACAGTCTGCCCCGCAGTAGTGGTAAACGTGTATTCAGCCATTCGTTAAATCACCTCGTAAATTAAAGTTAAGAGGATCTGGTGATCCTCTATGTCTCCCTCGTATCTGGCAAAAAGAGCCGCCGCCGTGTCGCGTTTGACCTTGCGCACGCGGATACCGTCCGCAATCGTCAGACTGCCCGCGTTTGCCTCTGCCCACGCGCCGTATGCATCCAGCACCTCATCCGCGCTCATTCTCTCGTCTGCGTTCTTCGCCGGGACGCGATAAATAAGTTTGAACTGGTACTGTGCCTGATACGAGCCGTCGATAAACTGCTTGGTTTTGTACGCCGCCTGAATGGTAGATATACATAAACCGCTTTTCTCACCCAGCCATTCAAAGTCAAGCTTGGAAAGCGGCTTATCCGGGTACGCATTCAGCCATTGCCGAACGGCGCGGCTCACGTCTGCATTTTCTTCCGCAGACACTAAAGTTTTAGGTTTTTTCTCATCCAAGGGACGAAATCACCGCCTTTTCTGCGACACGCGCCCACTTGTCGCCGTTTTTCTTGTAGGATGCGTCCATCCAATGGGATTGAGCTTGCGGGTGCATGTCCGTAGTAAAAACAAGGTCTTTCGCCGTCGGAGTGAGCGTTGCGCCCTTGTGCCAGCGCAATCCTACATCCGGTATGTTCATTGGGCCTTTACCAGTGGCGGCGTCAACCATGACCTTGCCCTCGTACAGATATCGGGCTTGGTCGCCGGTATAGACGATCTCGTTTCCATCCGTCCGCGCCATGTTGGAGAAAACGCCCGTCAGCGCAGGGACAAAGGGAATCGTGTCTTTCAGCGCTTGCGTTGCAACAACGATCTCCGCCGCTTTACAGGCGGATTTGAAGTCTTCCCCGCTCACGGTCTTGATCTTTAGCGTGATCCTCATTTCCCACCGACCTGCCAGTGCATCATATCGCCGCCAAAATCACGGACATCAACCGTGCTTACGTCAAAGGCATAATCGTATTTCTCTTGCAGCTGCGCAAGGCTCATCATTTCGGAGACCTCGCCTTTGACAAAGTAGGTTGAAGTGGAATTGCTATGCCCGCCGCTGTCCAGCGTCCACAAACCCTGTTGGTTCTCCGCCGCATAGAACGCTTTTGGCTCGACATACGTTTTCTTATCCCCGGTCGTACTGACCGCATCAACGGAAAAGGGGATGTAAAGAGTAGCGGCGTCAGCGTCGGCAAGCCCCGTCTTTGCAACGTTCGTTCCCTTGGACACATCCAGCAGCACCCCACGCAGGATGGTGATGCTGTTGTGCATCTTTAGATCATCGTCCTCATAGGAGTTAAAGACCGTGACAACATGTGGAAACACAACGCTGACCTCCTCTGTATAAAAGCCCCGTCCACGCCAGATAGTCCATGCAGATGTTTTCCAGCGTTTTCCGGGCGGCTTCCGCCGTCTCCGTGCCGCTTGCGTATGTTTTGCTCCACGCGCCTACGGTCTGGCTCTTGACCTCACCGCCGCTCATGCTCTGCGCTTTGGCGTTCTCAATGATCTGGTACTGTTCCGCCAGCGCACAACAGCACATCGCAAGCGCGTTGTCATCGTCCGGATAATCCTTCGCCTTGCCTATCGTGTAATAGTCGATAAAGGAGCTTGCCCGCGTTGCTGCGCGGGCAAACTCCTGTTCCGTCAGGGCGCTACCGAAATAAGTATCGGTGTAAAACGTGTATGTTGCGTACATCTGCGCCCCTCCAGCTTATCAGCCCACGGTAACGGCAGCCGTGCCGGACTTCGTGCCGTCCTGCTTGGAAGTCGCGGTAACGGTCAGCGCAGTATTCGTCTCGTTGGAGGCGATAGTCAGCGTGCCGTTCTCGTCGATCTTCGTTCCAGCCTTAACAGCAGCCGTGCCGGAAACACTCCACAGCACGCCATTAGACACCGCACCCTCGCCGGTCACAGCGGCGGAAAATGCCTTGCTAGCGCCCTTAGCAACGGTAGCGGTGGCCGGGGTTACGGTAACGGTGTTGACCGTACCGGCGGGAGCATAAACCGCGAACGGGCAGTACTTCGACAGGGTGTCGTTGTACGCCGTCTTCGGGTTCGGGATTTCCCAGCCGAGACGCATAACCGCACGCAGAGCGACCATGTCATTCTGCATGAGGTTGTAAACGATGGAGTTGTCGGAAGGATCCTGCACAACGCCCTGATCGAAAATCTTAAACGTAATGTCCTGACGGATGGAGTACACCAGCTCCGACCAGTCACCGGCAAACATAAGCGCCTTGGCAGTGTCAAAAGCGCCGTTGCGCGGGAAGTACATAGGAGAGCCGTCCAGCGCATAAGGCGTCGCGCCCTGCATATCGGTTTTGAAGATGGGATTGCCGTTCAGGTCTTTCAGACCGCGCAGCTTCGCGCGCATCTGGATAGCGGACATAATGCCGTTGACGAGATAGCCGCTCTCTTCGACCTTGGCAATCACGCCGCCCTCGGCGAGAAGGTCGTCATAAATGTACGGCGTCGCCGCCACGACGGAACCGGCCTTCGTGCAAGTCTCAAGGACGCTATCGCGCCAAGAGGTGGGCTTGTTCGTACCGAACAGGATAGCACCGTCAATGACCTTGCCGAACGCCTCGACCAGACGCGGGCGGACTTCGCCCCAGATGTCATAGTCGGCGTCGTCAAGCACCGCCTCCGGAATGGGGACGATGACGGCGATCTCTTCGGCATAGATTTTCTTCTTGTCCCACTTCATCTTAGTGGTCTGCTTCATGCCGGTATCGCCGTTCACGAAGTAGGCGGTGGGAAGCATGTCCAGAACGTTCATCGTCTGGGTCTTGCTCGTCATGTTGGGGAGGCGGCGTCCCATCTGGAGGACGGCGCTGCCCTCGGTCACGCCCTGGATGATCTCACGGGTGACAGGTTCCGGGATAAGCCCGGAAAGGTCAGTTCTGTTTACAATGTTAGTAGCCATATTAGTCATGTTTACCTCACAATTCTCATTTAAATTTGCCCCGAATAAGGGCGTTCATAGCGTCGTTCGTGCCATTAGCACTGTTGGCGCTGTTGCCGACGTGCGCGGACATATCCACACGCACGGAGGCGGGTTTGCGATCTTTCAGAAACTCGTCGGCTGCCTTTTCAAAGCTCACCGTGTCCGTCACTTTCTGCCCGATCTTAAAGCAGTAAAATTCCAGCTCATCAGCCGAAACGCCTTTTGCGGTCAGATACTTTTCCCTCTCAAACTGCGTAACCTTCGCTTCGGCGGCAAGTCGCGCCGCCTTTTCGGTGTCGCGCTCTTTTTCAATGCCCTTGAGCTTGTCCGCTTCGCTCTGCTGATTGGCTTTCCAAGCCTTGTAAGCGTTCATTTCTTCCTCGCTGGGCATTCCTTTGGTTGCCCGTGCGAGACGCTTTGCAACGATGCTGTCTACCTCGGCCTGTGTAAAAGTAGCCTCGTTCCCGCCCTCGGCGGTGTTTGGATTGGTATTCGGTTCTGCCATGATGATTCCTCCGTTTTCCGCCCGTCGGCGTATTCCGTTTATGCCCGTCGGCAAACAAAAAAGGAGCCTATCTCCGTTGAGACAAACTCCTTGAATGTTTATATATGCATGGCCGCTGTTGAGCAGTAGCGGCGCGGTATTTGTATCCCCCTCCGCAGGGGCAAGACAGAGGGAAAGGAAGGAAACCTCTGCCAAAGCAAGACCGTTATTTCTGTACCCGCCACAAGGTTAGGCGGCGCTCTCTGTTATGCTTTTATCGTTGGTTTATTTATTGGCCGCTTTCTGCGCCTCTCGCGCTTCTTTCGGCCCGAACTCTGCGATGTTTCCGCGCTCGTATTGTGGCCGCAATCCTGCCGCCTTGCTGAAAGCCTCGTATTCCTCGTTTAGACGACGATACCGCACAGCCTTTGTGGTATACTCCTCATCGTCTCCGCGCCCCTTGGCGGCTATCAGCTCTCGTTTAACTTTACGCAGGGACGCTTCGACCTGTCTCTGCTTTTGTGTCGCCTCGTAAAAGGTGTATTGCTTGCCTTCAAACTCAAAAGGCGGCGGGTCGATGTTCTCCAATTCCTCATCGGTGTATGTCCGCTCGGAAACGCCCTCAATCCAGATGTGGTACATATGGCGGCAGTTAGCGCCACACAAGCCGTCCACCTCGTCAAGACCGCAGACCTCATATATAGACGGGTAAATATCGCCGGTACGGACGGAATAAATGCGCCCCTGCCATTTCTTGTGGCTCGCCCATGGCGTTTTACCCTCTCCATCTCGTGCCCCACGGTGCGCCGTAACCTCTCTGTACGGAGTGTCAAGCAACGTCGCCGTCTGCTCCGTGTACTGCCGGGAAAGCTGGGTAACGCCCGTCATAACAGCTCTGCGGGCGGCAACGTCAACGCGGTTATGCCAGCCGGATTCATAGTCAACGTACTGCAAGCCGCTGTCCGTCAGCATCTTAGTTGCATCGCGGATCGCCACGTTATAGCTCTGCCCGCTCTCCACGCGCATCAAGGCGTCGTCAAGCACGCGCTGGTACATCCTTCCTATATCATCGACCTTTACCGTACCGTCCGGCGCTCTGTACGCAAAGCCCATGCTGCGGGTAATGTTCGTCAGTTCTCCGAGCGTCTGCATCTCGATAGCCCGTATCTCCTGCATGAACAGGTCGGCATTGAAATTGTTTTCGCCGAGAATAAGGTTGTCGTCGATCAGCGTATCAAAATACTGCTGGTTTCGTTGGACAGCCTTGTTCCATACGGTGTCAAACTCGCTCTGCGTGAGCTTTAGGGTCTTTTGGATATACTCATTGATTTTCTTGTAATCGTATCCCCGCCGCTGCAAAGACCGTATATGCTCTATCGCCGTCTCCGTCATTTCTCCGGTCATGGCAACACGGGAGCATATGTCCTCAAGGATTTGCTCTTCTAAACGCTGATATAGCCGCATAAGCGGCAGGGGCAGGGAGTACATAAACTCCGGCGTGATTGGATATTTTGCCATTACTCATCGCCCGATACAAGGCTCTCCATCTGCGGCAGGGCGGCTTTTGCCGTTGCCTCGTCCTCATTCATATAACGCATACGAAACTCATACGGCTGCATGATCCCCATCTGCACCATACGCGCATCTCGGTTAAACTCCGATTCCTTGTCCTCAATGATGGAATCGTCGAAATCAACCGTGATCTCAACGTCCTCATTCAGCCCGGCATTCATATAAGCATTGCCCATTCGGAGAAGAACGCGGCACAGCTCAATGAGAACGCTTTCAAGGATGATCTCGTGCTTTTTGATCGTGCGGAACATCTCGGAGTTTTCGCTTATAATCTGCGTCGCTGTGGAGACGTTGCCATTGTCGTATTTGTAATGGTTCTCGCCAAAGCCACACTTGCTCGACAGGAGATTTAACATGTCCTGAATACCGGCGTTGTGTTCCGCCGTGCGGAGGTTCATGTTGATCTCTTTGATGATGTCGCCGTCCTGCCCGTCAGCGGGAAGAACGTAGAAAACAACGTCGCTCGTGTCAAAGAGCGGCTCGCCCGTGTGGAAATTCTTTGTTGCCTGCGGTTTGAGCATGACGCGCTTCTTGCCAAGCTGGAACTCGTTCACATAGCTGTCGTATGTCAGGTCAACGCCCTTTAGCTGATCTATGGCGTTCGCAAATACCGAAATGCCCATCGGCAGGGTTGCGTCAACGTTATTTACGATGTTCAGCCGGTCAATAACAAACATCCGCTGCGTGAACGGTGTATGCACGACCGGAGCTACATTTTCAAACCCCGGCACATCGGCAAGTTTCACCTCCGACAGGCTGCCCTTTGTGTCACGATACAAAAGGTTTTCGATGTCGTATGTGCCCTTTTCCGTCCGCTTGTGGATACAGATATAAAGGTAAGTGTCTTTCTTGACTGCCTTGTGAGAGCCGAACGCGCATTCGGTAACAATGCCGTTCTCCCATGTAAGGGGAAGGATAAGGTCAGCCGGGACATAGTCAATGCGGATCTCCCCGCCGCTGCCGTTCACCTTGCCCGTCTGCTCATCAACGGACGCATTAACGACCGTCGGAACATAAGCAACCGTGCCGCGAGCCGCCTTTATCTCCTGCATCTCGTTCGATTTGACGGTGAAGTTGTTCCGCTCAAAAACGGAATCAATGAAGTTCTGCTCTTTCTCCCCCTCAAGCGTTATCTTGCACTTTTCGTTCAGCAAGAGGTTCGCCCAGTCCTCGCAGACCTTTTTCGCCATGCCGAGAGAGTATAGGCGGCACGGGACGTACTTCATGCCGTTCCAGATGCGGTACCGGTGGAATTGCTTCACGTAACCATCGTACCAGCTCTTCCAATTCTCTATGTAAGTGTAAAACTCTTCCGGTACGGTGGTGTACCCCCGTGCCAGCAAAACCTCGTAAATGTTCATTTATGCTTTCACTCCGTACAATCTGAAAACTTTCTCGAGCGCATAGCGCGTGCTGTCTATGGTGTGGTTGTCCTTGTCCGGGTATCCGCTTATCACATTTCCGTCCCGGTCTCGCTCAAATTCGTAATTTACAAACTCTCGGTAAACCGTCGGCGTCCTCTCCGGGTCAATAATGAGTTTTCGGTTTTGTAACCACTTCATCCCGTACTCGACGCTCCCCGGCCCCTTGATTGCCGAAAAAGCGTTTACACCGCTCGCCCGGAAGTCCGCAACGCTCTTCGGCTCCGCGCTATCGCAAGTCACGGGGAAATCGTCATATCCTCGGCTCTTTATCCACTCGGCATTGTCCGCGTTGCTCGTCTTGTTGTTGCAATGCTCATCAATAAAATATATCGTCTCATGCGCTACATCATAATGAACACGCACAAAGGCGAAAATGTCCGGGTAATATCCCCAGTCAACGCCTTGGTATATCCGGTCGAAGTGCTTTATCTCGTCGTCCGTTATCCGTCTTGCCTCTATGTTATCAAAAACGTTGCCGCCGTCGCCGTTCGGGATGCCGAGATATTCATGCTCGTATGCCGACGGATTAACCTCTTTCAGATGTTCAGCGTCGTTGAGAAACATCGTTCCGAGCCATTCGGCGGGAGCGTCCATATAGGTCGAGTGATGGACAATGCGGTTTTTGTCCGGCTCTAAAAGCTGCTGATTCACCCAGTTTGCGCGGCTCTTTGGCGGGTTGTACGATCCGAAGAAATAGGAATCTACACCGCCGCGGAGTACCGATTGCTTAACGCTTCGTTCTTCTGCTGCACCGGCGAGCTGGTCTCGTTCCTCTATCCAGAGAATCCCTATATACCCGAATGGCGGCTTTATTGATTTCAGCTTTACCGGATCGTCGCAACCTCGAAAATAAATCTTTTGCCCGGTCTTCTTGAGCGTGATCTCCGGCGGGTGGGTTTTGAAATCAAACTCGTTAGAAATCCCCATCTCGTTTATCGCCCATTGGATTTGAGAAAACACACTGTCCTTTAACGTGTTCGTCTGCTTTCGCACAACACAGGCGTGCATCATGGGGTTGTTTTTCAAAAGCTCCGTGAGCTTTTCCGATATATACGTCGATTTCAAGCCGCCGCGTCCGCCCTCAAAGATATAGTCCTTGTTCGGCTCGATCTGCCGGTTGATGTCAACAAACGCCTTGCCGATAAGGTCAGCGGGAATCCTGCACGGCTTATCCTCTGCCGCTGCGTCGTTTGTCCAGTTTTCCCACCGGTCAACAGCTCTGTCATCGCCGCTTATCGCCTTGCCGTATACGCCAGCGACAATGGCGGCATTACATGTCATATCCTCGTCGTCTATTGCAAGCCCTGTCCGCTGAATCTGCCCTTTCAGCTTTTCCGGCGCGGGCTGCTGCGCTATCGACTTTGCGAGGCTTGCAAGGCTCTTGTTAGCCCTCTTGGTCTCGCCTGAGGCTATGCCGCCCTTTCGTCCATTTCTCGCGGCTTTCTCGCGGCTTTGATTCGCCGTGAACGCGTTCTTTTTTAAGTTCTCGTCCTGTTTGGGATTGCGTGGCATGCCCTCCCTCCCTTGAAAATGAAAAAGCCGCGTAATGCGGCTTTGCTGTTATTTTTTGTACTTGTACCACGGCGATTTCTTTGTCGCCGCGTCTATGTTTCTATCTTCCCACCATTTAAGGTCTTTTTGCGCTTCTTTCGTCCTGCCGTTAAGCAAGTGTCTTGTCGCGCTGTATACAAGATCGTAATACAAGCGGTCTTGGCTGTACCGGGAATCGGCATAACGAATGTAAGCATCGGTAGCCCCGTAAAGTGCTTTCGTCGTTTCCGGCTTTGCCGTTATCTCGCCGTCTTTTATCGCTTTGTAAATCGTTCCCGCTTCTTTTCGGGTGATTTATCCGTGTTTATACGGTGTGTATTCTACTTTATCGCGCTTCGGAGAAATCCCGCTTGACGCCCCACGCCCGCCCATTTTGTCACACCCTTCGTAAAATAAAATTCGCCGTTCTGAATTATCAAAACGGCGATTGCTATTAAATTAAATAAAATGGCAAGCGGGCGGATTTCAACCGCCATCTCCGCTTTCGCGGCGTTTTCACTCGTAAACTACTACTTGCCGCTTCTATTATTCCACACGCTTTTTACCCTGTCAACCAGCTTCTTTTCTTTTGCGCTCAGTTTCTTGGTTCCATGTTCATCATGGATGTAACCGTAGTGTGTATGCTCTTTTTCGCTCTTGCCATCGATAAAGTGCGGTTGCCCATTAAGGTCAATCGTTTTATATCGTTTGTTCTCTTTGTCGTAAAAAGAAATAAATTTTATTACATCCAGCCTGTTAACCGTAACGTATATGCGTCTTCTCGTCTGCGTCTCAAGCGGAGCTGTTGCACTGCCGGAAAGCTGGTATTTTACAAACTTAATGTTTCCATCCTGCAATATCGTTTTGTACTCGCTGCCGTATGGGTGCTTTCCTGTGCCGCTTGCTGCGCCTCTGCCGCCCACTAACTAAACCTCTCCACCAGTTTCTTTTTTGCCAACCGAACGCGGCGGCGCTGCGCCATCAAAGCGCGCATATCTCCGTCTTTAACGTCGCCTCGCTGTATGGCGCTGATCTCCGATTGCACGGAAGTCTCGAAATCCTGCACGCCTTTGTATACGGCCTGAACCTGTCTATCCGTTTTTGCGCTTTGAGCCGCTTTAACAAGCCTATCAGCTCTTTCCGTCACTCCGGGATAATGCCATTTGCCGCCGCTCTTCGTCCGCGGAAACTGCACAATATTTGATACTCCGCTGCTCGCTCCACGTCCGCCCATCAGCTTTTCCCTCCGAATCTCTCCGTGTTATGGTTCGCAATGTAACTCACTCCGCACGGGAATTTATATCCTATATCGCCGCCGTAACATACGACGTGCGACGGTTTCAACCGCTTTATTGCTTCTTCCATTCCGGCGAACCATATACCACCGGCGTTTTTATCGCGCTTTACGCCTATCGTACTAACCGAAACTACACCGCCCGGCTCTATGCCGTCAAAGCAGAAATCAAAGCTCCGTTCGTCCGCCCATTGCAACGTGGGTATAACCGTTATGCCTGCGTCCTGCATGATCTGCCCGATCAACCGGGAGCGGTATACGTTCCATATCTGCATTGCAAGCGGCATATCCAGATAAAGCGAAAAGTCCGGCGTGAGAACACAGTCGAACATACCCAGCTTATCAATATACTTGCCCGGCGTTGTCCATACTCTTTCAAATTGGTAATCGTCGATATAGAAGTGTATGCCTTTGTCGTAGTCGTCGCTCGTGAGCATATAGTTAAAAGAGATCAAATCCTCCGGTATGTGGTCTGTTGCTTTCAATGTTGGCATGTCCCAATTGCCAGCGGCGCGTTCCGCGTCAAAATCGCGCAGATTCATTTTACTGTACGTCTTCTCTCGTTCGTCGCCGTAATAGCCGTCGTCCTCTTCTTCCTCCGGCTCATCGGCATAGCCGAGAAAACCGAGGTCAAGGCTCGGAAGCTCCAAGGATAGCATGTTCTTGTCAAAGCCGCTGTCCATCGTGGTCTTGTTGTGAGCGATGGTGTACTCCCGGCGCTGCTTGTCGGTCAGATGGTCGAGCCGTATGCACGGCGCTTCTTTTATCCCCATCTGCCGCAGGGCTTCAAATCTCCCATGGCCCTCTACAATGGTGTTAGATTTGCCCCATACAGCGATAGGGTCGTTCATTCCATACCGAGCGATGGATTCCTTGATCTCGTCGGTCTGCTCTTGCGGATGCTCTTTTGTGTTGTTGGCATACGGCTTTATCTCGTCCAGCCGCAGTGTGATTACTTCCATCTCCGCCGCCCCCTCCGCTGCGTACGGCTTTCCCGCCTCTCGGCTTCGCCCAAAATAAAAAGCCACGCTTTGGCGCTCGGTGATCGTCCGGCGTCTCTGCGTGGCTTTGGATGCTATTATTATATCACGGATTTTTGAAAAGTCACTGGCGCAAAACTGGCGTTATAGGTCAAACGAGCTGTATCTCGCGGTGCAGTAGCTCGACAATGCCCGTGTCGCCTTCTTCCAGACGGTCGTTTCGTCGATGATTCCAAGCTCGTCGCATAGCCGCTGCGAGCCATTTTTCTGCTTGTCGATGTACAAAACCTCAAGGATGCGCCGCTCATCCTCAGTCAGCAACGCGAGCGCCTGCCGTGTGAGTTTGACGTCTTTCTCGGCAAACATCAGTTTGTCTTTCAGCGCGTCAACAGTAACGATGCTGTTGTTCATGCGTTCCTCATACGACGTGCCGCCGCCCTGCACCGGGGCCGTCCCCGTGGATGCGCTCTTGATGGATGTCATGCGCTCGCGCTCCATGTTGATCTCCTCCGGTATGGACAATATCGCCGCCTCGTTTTTCCGTAGGTTGAACTGGTCAGCCTTGCATTTCATTTTCCAGAGTTCGTTCACTTTATCACCTCGTCATTCAATGTTAAACGCTCTGCGCCGCGTTTTCGGATTTTACGCGCATCTTTTCATGCCTCCCACGAAACGCTTAACTTTGCCATGCTCACGGAGCCGAGAACGGAGAATACAAGGTTCAGCGCATCTGTGGTCGTGGTATTCTCGAAACAGAGGCTTCCGCTCTTGGGAGCGCCCCCCCTATTCTGTACCGGCGGAGCGTCAGGGGCTTTGACCTCCTCCGGCGGTTCTTCGTCTTCCTGCTCGGACGGTTTTGTTTCCGTCGGCGCTTCTACGGGATCGGCTTTTGGCTCTTCGGCGCAAAAGGCACGGAACCCGCCGTTGTTGGTATTCGCCCATCTTCCACGGTGCGGAAACTTGATGCCGAGCTTCTTTGTCTCCAAGCCCACCGTCTGAACAGAAACGCCGAACATGGCGGCAAGGTCTTTTTGCTGCACGTCGAAGCGCTCCTGTAGCTTCTCTATGTACTCCCGGCGCAAATCGTCCGGGAGTAACTTAAATTCTTTCCACTGCATGGGTCGATTGAGAGAGTATGTTTTTATTTCGCCGTTCATGGCTTCACGTTCCTTTCTTGTAAGATAATCTGACGGGAAGATGACTTTCCCGCCCTTTCCGGCGTGGGTGCGCTTATTGTGTATGCCACGCGCCGTTCGCTTCTTCTCTGCGCAGTCAGTAATGAAAACGTACTTTTCATCGTTCACAGCTAAATATCTCCATACCGCTCGATTTGATATATCTCACCGTCTATGGTGTATATCGTTAAAGTCTCACATATCACCGGAGGAGACGACGCAGGAACGAAAACCGTACCGTACCTTGTCCCGCAATACTCACACATGCCCCCGGTGATCGGAGCTCCACAGTTAAGGCAGTTTGTCATACCTCCCACCCGAACTCGTCCTTTATGGCGTCGCACACACAAAAAAGCTGAACACAAGGAAACTGACACACGGTTGCGACCTTTTTGTTTCTTCGTTTCCCCAATAGACACAGTCTTTGCACCGCACAACAGCGACCATCTCCGGCTTTGGCTTTACGGTTTTGCAGGAGACGCCTTTTACGCATACAAACTCCCGATCTTTTCCGGCGTGCTCGCAGCTGGAAGTGCAGTCCTTGCAGTTGTCACGCACGATCTTCGTTGCCATTGTTCTTCCTTTCTCCGTAACTACAAAAATCATTATCGTTTGTTGTGAACGGTGTGTGCCAGCATCCACAATCACACCGCTCGTCTTCTGGGTCTCGGTGTTTACAGTCCTTGCAATGCACCACCGGCTCATATCCAAGCTGCACCGCCATGCGCTTAAACTGGCTGCGGGTAGGGCGGTCAACATCGACAGTCGGAATCTTTTTCATTTCCTCGATTACCAGATCGGAAACGAATATTCTGTTCTGTGGGCTTTCTGCGTTAATCAAGCGCATGGGCTTTCCCTCCTTCGTATTTTGCGATAAGCATATTGAGATCGCGCAGTCCGCGCATTGTGATAAGATTATCTTCGTACAGGTTGTCGCGGAGTGAAAGAAGTTCGGAGACGGGGACGGCGGCAACTGTGTCCTGCATCCTTATCCAACGTAAGAACTGCCCCATAATGACCGGATTGTATTTGAATGCGGTCTTGACCTGCGATTCTTCGGCTTTTGCATCAATCAGCCTTGCCATTCACTACACCCCCCATTCCACCGCCACACACAGCGGGGACATTTGCCGTAGCATGGTTTATGCATTGTCACCGTCTCCAATCTCAAATCTTAATTTCATTTGCGCTGGATAAAGATCGACCTCTGGGCGACGCTTTCCCGTCCAGCGCAGACCGCCAGCTTGCCCAACGCATTTCCAACCAGCGGCCTTTAGGCTCACACCAGATTCCGTGTCCAGTATGTAAGTGACAAGCTTGTGATACCCCATGGCTCGCGCCGCTCTCCATGCTGCGGCATAGAGCATAGAACAAGCGTTGTGTGTACCGTCCGTACAAAGCCGATTGACCTCAAGTGTCCAGCCATCATCAAGCACACGGCTCACCGGTCGCCCAACAATGGCAACACCGACGATTTTCTCACCGTCTGTGCATCCAATCGAAAACTTGTGTCCAACGACAGGCTTGTGATGCCGATGGTTCTGCTCAACAAATGCGTTTGCCTCCTTCAAGGTCATCGGGCACACCTCAAGCATCGCTGTCACCGCCTTTATACTTCGGCATAGCCGCCCATGCTTTCACGCCGTCCCAATCGCCGCGTGTTTCAAGCTCGAACAGGTTGTTGCATTCATCGCAGTCGATCATGCACAAGTCCTGCGAGACGCCCCAGCTTGTGGCGACAAGGATTTCCTGCCCGTCCTTCGGCATTTCGCATGAAAACATATATTCCGGGATTTCATAGTAAGTGTATTCGAGCTCGGCATACTCGGATTTTTCTTCTTCGGTCAACGGGCGCGTCGTGATCTCGTGCCAGATGATTTTTTCTTCAAACATCGGTTCGCTGTCCTTTCGTTTTTTCCAAATCCGCAATGTTCAGCATTTCGATTGCAACCGAGCGGAGCAGGGCAACCTTAATGCATTCCAGCTCTTCTGGTGTCATGTCGTTGCTGTCGAATGTGGATGTCGGCTGGAACTTTTCCACCAGCTTCTTGTAAATACGCTCACGGCGTTTGCATTCTTGGATCGTCATTCCGCACCGTCCATTTTCGCGCCGCAATGAGGACAGAACGCGCTCTCGCCCATAAACGTGTTGGGGTTCTGGCAGATGGAACAACTATAGGGCTGATAAAAATCGTGTAAAACGCCCTTCCAATTTTCCCTTTTTACGACAAGCGACACCCATTTCCCGTGCTGTGCAACTGGCGCATATTGGTTGCACTCTGCACAAGGTTGATTACCAGCCGCTCGACAAACGAGATAATGATTGCAGCTTGGGCAAATACCTTCTGCCCCTGCCTTGATTGTCTGGTGGATATCAATCATTTTCTTCACCCTCCACTCTCCATCTGTCCATAACCGCACCGCAATGAGGGCAGTAGGACGTTCGGTCAGCAAAACCGATTTCGCAAACAGAGCAGTACTGAATATCTCCTGCAAACTCTGCGTGAAATGTCACCCATTTTCCATGCCGTACCGGCGCAACGTCGGCGGCAGGAATCCCTTCAACAAAGCACTTCAATGCAACAATTTCCGGCTTCCAGAGCGTATCCATGCAAGCGTCCAGATGGTTAATCACCGTCTCGCGCTTTATGTATTCATCCATCGTTTTCTCCTTTCGGTGGTTCGGGAAGCGGCATCCAATGAGTAACAAGGTCGTCTATGTCGTAATCTGTCCCATTGTCGTTCCAATTCCAGCAACCGCCGGAATATTCAGCAACTACAACAACCGTGTCATACCAGATTCCTTCTCCATGCGAACACCACTCGTCACAAGCCGTAACGATGTACATACCAGCCACATCCGGCAGTCTGTCCTTGACGCTGATCCATTGTGAGACGGAGGCGGCGGGAAGCGCCATGATAGTCTGTACGTTTTTTGCGCTGCACCCGTCCTGCATCAATCGCATAACCGCCGCTTCGCGTTCTATGTATTCAGCCATTGTCATCGCCTCCGTCCGTCAGCACTTCTTTTTCAAGCGTTGCGCCGATAACTTCAATAGCGTCGATAATGCCGCAGCTTACGCTTTTGTCGAGGTCGAATATAGCGCCCTCGATGAAGCCTAACATGCGCTGAATCGTTGAAAAGTCTTTGTGTGTCATGGCGTTTCCCCCTCATAGTTGTCTTTCATCCCGTGATTTCTCCGGCAGCAGGAGCACTTCTGGTGACGCTTGCCGAGCCATTTACAGTTGTCGCAGGAAAGCGCGTCCTTTTCGAGCATCCGCAGCCAGTCACAGTCTGCCGGTTCGCAAGGATCGTCTGGATAGAGCTCGTTGCATAATTCGCAGATAATCGTCCGCGCTGTTTTAATTTTCGTGTATTCAGACATGGTCAGCCCTCCCAATCAATCGCCTGTCCGCAATGCTCGCAGTATGTGATTTTCTTACCACCGCCGATAAATTCCCAATGTCCAAGGGCGTAATCACATGCGGGACAAATTGCTTCTTTCGTAGGCGTTCCCCATGTCCTGTCAACGCCGCTGGTCGGCTTTTTCGGAATCTGCTTGTCCAGCGCCTCACACGCTATAAGACAAGCCTCGTCTACTGCCTTGCGCGATTTCTCTTTGCCGTGAAATCCGCCAAAGAACTCGATCTCAGCAAGAGCTTTCCGCGTAGTGTCCGGGTGAATGATTCGTTTTGCTTCTTTGTAGGTCATGCCGCGTCCTCACAGTAAAATCTGGAAATGTCATCCATACGCCAGCGAACCGTGTCCGAAATAGTGGAATAGAGATACCCACCTTCCATGTGTACGGATTTCACACCGTATACCTGCCGCGGATTAGTAAAAGGCCCAAACTGTTTTTTCATGCGTGCCTCAACCTCGTCCTTGAAGATAATGGTCAGTTTCATTCCATCGCCTCCAATGCTTTCTCCGCTTCCTTCGATGGTGCGTTTAACCAAGCTAAGATATCCGAATAATCCTCAGAAAAATTCAATTCATCTTCAAACCCAAGTTTTTTATACAGCATTCTGCAAAGCTCTTTTTGGGTATCGTAAAGCTGTTTCGCCAACTGCTGATTTGTCGCAGTCCTCATGCGGTCTGCATTGGTCAACGCTTTGTTAGACGGCAGCACCTCCAGCCGACCGGCCTTGTCGGCCTCGGCCAGCTCGCGTAAGCGGGTATAACTGCAAATGCTCTCCAAATCAGCAAGACGCATCAGCTTCAGCGCGATCTCGTCTGCCTTATCTTTCGGCAGAACTTTCTCCGGTTCAAGCCCCGTATCCTCGTAGGCTTTCAGCCGCTCCCACACCTTGCGCTGGCTGCAGGCACCATCGGGGCAGTATTTCCCGAAGCGAGTGTAACTGCATTTGGCTATGTCGCAGAGGTTGCCGCCGAACGTCAGGCGGTCTTTCGGTTCAATCATTCGTCAGCCTCCCTAATTCCTTTTCGTATTTGCAGAACGACATGTCGCAGTCCTTCCTATCCGCGCACACGCTGCAATCGTGCGTTTTTGAAAAACGGAAAAACTCTGCGGCGGTTCTTGCCGGGTAAACCTTTCGGACGGCGGTTTTCTCGGTTTTTGGCTTCTTGACTTCCACAGGCGCTTTTTTCGGCTTTCTGCCCTGCCTCATGTGTTCGGCTCTGGCATCTCTCACTTCGTTTGCGAGACAGCCGCAGGATCGCGTTTGTCCGTAAATGATGTTGTTCTGCATGATGACTTTTTCCGTTCCGCAGTCACACCGGACGCGCCAGAAAATAAAGCCCTTCCTGTCCGGCACATCAGCAAGACCGAGGACGACGAGCCGCCCGAACCGCTGACCTGTCAGGTCTTTTCTCGGTCGCGCTTTCCGAGCTTCCCTCGCCTTTTCGAGCTTTGCCCGCGAAGCATCGGAGTTCAGACAGCCGCAGGATCTCGTTTTTCCGCTCCGCAGGGAATACCCGGCGGCAACCTTTTCTTTTCCGCAATCGCATTTGCAGAGCCAGTGCACACCGTCGTGCTCGGAGTGGTCGTATCGTATGACCGTCAGGCGTCCGAAGCGCTGCCCGGTCAGGTCAATTCGTTTCATCCGAGCCTCCGCTTGGCGTAGAGTGCCATAAGTAAAGATTCCGCCACCCCGTCATGCTCCTTGCGGCAGCCCGGCGGGATCAAATTCACGCCGGGGAAGAGCCGCTTGCAGACTTCGATGGACGTGTTCTTGTCCGCCGTGACGGAAAATTCCTTCTTCCACTTCTGCGGGCGGACGAGCTCATAGGGGATCTCGTATGCTTCGAGCATCCCTTGAAGCCACCCGAAGCCCTCGCCGAAGTGGAACATGGATGTAACCCCCTGCCCCGGCATGGCGCTGACGTGCTCCAAGCAGCACACCGCCTTTTCGCCGCGCAGATCGGATAGGACACAGCGGTAGGTGTCTTTGTCATACCGGAACGTCTGGACTTCCTCCCCGTTCAGAATGGCAAGAGCGCCGTTCTTGCCGGGGTCTATACCGACGTAGATCATCGGGTATCACCTCCCCAAATCACAACCATGCTCGGAAACGGTGCGCTGTTTGTTGCGTTTCCGAATTTCAGCCGCCCGCGAACAAAGCGTATCTCGGCTTTGCCGTAAATGAACTCGTGGAACCATCGTGTGTCCGTTCGAGCCGGAAGAAGCATAACAACGGTATTTCCATGCACCGAGTGTTCCTCCCACGCTTTCTGTACCCACTTTCCAATCTCGCGCCCGTAAGGGGGATTGCAGAATACCGTGTGTCCACCCCACGGACAAGTGAGCCCGTTTTGTTGTTTTGTGAAGAACGTCTCGCATTTGTGGTTTGTTTCGTCTGCCGCTGGGTCAAGCGTGAAATTGAACTCTTTGTTCAGCTCGTCAAAGAATCCCTGCGGCGTAGCCCATTCGTCGGTGGCGGAACTGAACATTACTTCTCGGTTCATTCTTCTGCCTCTACGATCTCGCCGTTTCTGGCGGCAAATTCCTTTTCCGTCTGGCGGATGATGCTGCTGCCGTAGGAATCGCGCGTCAGAGCGAAGAACTCTTCGGGCGTCAGCTCATCGCTTTCGATGTCAACTCCATGCCGCCGGGCAAACTCGCGACGCCCCTGCTCGCAGCTCCCGGTCAGGCGGTGATGCCACGAGAAAAAGTCCATGGCCGGGCGTTTGACACCGGGCTTTAACTCGGCACAAAACGCCTCGATGCGCTCTTCCGTCGGCATATCGTCAAACAGTTTTTCGAGAAGAGCCTCCAGCGCCTTGTGCAGTGTCTCTCCGTGGGCAAACGAGTTTCCCTGCTTACACACAAAGGTCGGGGCAAGTGAAAAATCGGGGCCAACGATAAAGCCCTTGGCAACGTTGCCGATGATGCGCATGAGGATCGTCGGCACGCCGTCGATCATATCGACCGGTTGACCGTTAAGGGATTTTAAGCCGTCGCCGTAGCCGGAGCCGTAGCCGGAGCCGTCGCCGTAGCCGGAGCCGTAGCCGGAGCCGTAGCCGGAGCCGTCGCCGTAGCCGGAGCCGTAGCCGGAGCCGTCGCCGTAGCCGTAGCCGGAGCCGGAGCCGTAGCCGGAGCCGTCGCCGTAGCCGGAGCCGTAGCCGGAGCCGTCGCCGTAGTCGTAGCCGTAGCCGGAGCCGTCATTGTGAAAATCCGTATGGAGGAAAGCCTCCCGCGTCAGCACTTCCATTCGCGCACCGCCTTGATGCTCGCTTCGGCCTTCTCCGTGCAGGGGATGATCTCGATGGCGTCGAGAATCGTGATCTCCTCCACCGGTGCCGGGAACTTGCAGCTTCCCGGATCGCTCGTTCCGTCGATGGCAAGCTGGGAAATGCTTGCTGCGCCGTCCCAAAACCAGATTCTGCGGCAGTCGGTGAGCTGAACTTCCCGCCCATCTCTGGCGGCGAGGGTTCCAGCGAACACGCCGGAGCGGTCTCCGCGAATGATTACATACTTTCCGATGTTGTTTTCTTTCATGATTTTGTTACTCCTTTTCGTTCTGTTTATTTTCGATATTTGCTAAAATTCTTCGTAGCCGCTCTGAATCGTCTTCATGCGGCATACGGGCGGGAGCGGTTTTCTTCGGCGCTTCCGGCTCATCCTTGAGCGGGAAAACGCCCTGCCAGCCGCGCTGGATGCTCTGGTTGAGTATGGCGATCTTCTTCTCGTCATCGCCGGGGGCGAGCTTTTCCAGCTCGGAAAGCGTGAGAGCAAGGGCGCGGTCGGTAAGCGGTTTGCGCATCTTTTTCCGCATTTCCGCAAAATCGTTCAAAGCCACATCCAGCGCGGACACGCGCGCCTTCGGATTGGATTCGGATTCGGATTCGGATTCGGATTGGATTACGGGAACATTTGCGTGCATTTGCTCGCAATTGCTTGCAATTGTATGCAATTGATTGCAAGTCGCATTTTCCGGGGCGGGAAATCTGCTTTTCTTGTTGCGGATATTTTGATGCGACTGCCAGTTTGGGAAGTGCAGGTAGGGCTTTCCGTCTACTTCGTAGAGGCCAACGCAGCCTGCACCCGCCAACGCGTTAAGAGCGGCATCTATATCCTTGTTTGTGATCCTGTCCCGAAGGGGGAAGCACGTCCCCTTTATCACGGCGGGGCGAGCATCGCCCCTGCCGTAATCGTCCACGTAGGTTATGAGAGATACCCAAAGCCGGAATTGGAAATCCGACAGGGAGTTTACCTTTTCCGAAAACCGAATGCTGTCTTTAATCAGTCTGTTCGGCATGGTGCGCCCCCGTCAGAACGGAAGCTGTCCGTCATCCTCGACCGGCGCTAGGTTCGCGCGCTCGTAGGCTTCCTTCTGGTCGGGCTTGTCCTTTTTGCCGCCGCAGAAGCTGACCTCATCCGCGACGATCTCCGTTGACCGGCGGGCGTTGCCGTTTTTATCCGTCCAATCGCGGTTCTGGATGCGGCCTCGGATGCAGATCATGTCGCCCTTGGAAAACCACTTGGAGACGAATTCGCCCGTCTCACGCCATGCGGTTATGTCGAAGAAGTCCGTGCCCTCCTTGAAGCGGTCAACGGCGATCGCAAACGACGCGACCGGCGTGTTGTTCGCCGTGTAACGCTTCTCCGGGTCTCGTGTAAGGCGTCCCATGAGGACGCATGTGTTCATTGCCATCTTGGATCATCCTTTCGGTAAATTAGATTTTGTTCGTCCCAGCATCGATAGTGGGCTTTGAGATAGTCCCGGCAGTAGTGCCCGATCTCCTGCCGCATTGTCGCCGTGCCGTTGTCGAATGCATCATGGCAGAGGCGGCAGAGGGTCAATACGTTTTCTTCGATACCCAATCCCCCGCGGGAACGGGGGATGTAATGGGCTTCGGGGAAAGCGTAAATGGATTTACAATAAACGCAGCAATGATGGTCGCGTTCCCATACGCGCTCTTTGACGGCATTGGGAATGGCGCACGCCTTAGCGCGCTTGGAAGATATCCGCTTCATATTCCCTCCATCGTCATCTGGCCGTCTGGCTCTACGGTGAGCATCTGTTCCTGCGCCTTGCGGCACATATCCCGCATTATCTCAAAGCCGTACCCGTTCCGGCCTGTTTCCATGCAAGCCCGGAGGGTTGCTCCACTTCCCGCGACCGGGTCGATCACAACGTCGCCGGGGTCGGTAAAGATCTCAATGAGCCGCTTTAAGAGGTTCACGGGCTTCTGCGTTGGGTGAATCTTTGGGTATTGCTTTCCGTCCCGTCGCCACTCGAACCAGTTGAAGATCATCTTTCCGCCGTTATTGAATTTTGGGAGCTTGTCCCGGTAGAGGACAACGGCGTATTCTGTAGCGCCTACGATCTTCATATTGGCCTTGAGGACTTGCGCGGAATAGTTCTTGACGAAAACAAGCGGATAGGAATGCCGAAAGCCGTATTTCAGCCCGTACTGTACGACCGTGGGAATTTGCTCAAATGCGCAGAAAACGATCATTGCCGGGGCTTTACCTCGTTCCTTCGGCTCTTTTTTCAAGAGCCGGTTGCAGAAGTGAAAATACTCGGCAATGTTAAAGTTGCCGTCCGAATTAAAGAACGCTTTCCCGGCTTTCTTGCTCTTGCCGTTCTTGTTGTCGCCGCCGACGTACCACATCGGATTGGAGGCGTAAGCGTTCGCACCGAGGTTGTACGGAATGTCCGCGATCACAAGCTGCGCTTTCGGTATGTTGTACTTCTTGAAATTCTGGAAGTTGTCGTTGAAGAGCTCGATTTTCATTTTTTCTTCCTCGCCTCCCATTCGCCCAGCAGGGCGGCGAGCTTGTCCGGCGGCATGGTCTCGATGCCAACCGCTTTCGCGTCCTGTATCAGGTTGTCTATAAGGCGGCTCATCGTGGAGCTGGAAAAGACCGAAGAACCGTAGTAGAGGATCACATTCACGCAGTCGGGTATCCTGGACGCGGTGACCTCAGATTGCCAGCCGAGGCCGTTTGATGCCCAGACTTGCCGCAGCTCTTCCGCCGCCGATGACTGGATGCAGACGATCTTCATGTTACCGCCAACGTCGCGGACGGCGCGGCGGTAGACTTCGGACGACGGAACGCCGGTTGCTTTGGCGAGCTTGTCGATCAATGTCCAGGCATAAGCGTTTGCGTCGAGGCTGCGTATGTTTTTTGGCTTGATCTCATATTCCCCCGGCGTGAACGCGTAGGCAAAGTGCCTCGCGTCCACGTCTGCGGTATGGAGCTTGAGATAGCCGCCCTCCCAGATTGCCTTGTCAACCTTCATGCTTTTTTCTGACAGCTCATACAGAGCGGGCGTCCAAACTTTCGTGCGCTGTAATCGTGGACTTTTTCGGAAATGCTCGCTCCGCAATCGGCACACACGGGAGAAAACGGTTTATCGTTCCCTCCGATGATGATGTTGTCAGGCTTCTTCGTCTCTGCTTTCACAGGCGGCTCATATTCTGCGTTCAGGTCAGGGCGTGTATCCTTTGGAAAGCTCCGTTTCGGGTAGGAAAACACAACGCGCCCGTCAACGGAGATCTCCAGCGATTTGATGCGCTCTGATGTGTCGTATTCGATTTTCGTTACATCGAAAGCGTCGTAGCATTCCCATTTGCCGGATCGCTCGTTCTGTTTCAGCTTCTTGCATTTTTCGGCTTCGATAAAGATTTTCGGCGAGGAATACAGCTCACGCCCGATGCCATGCTTGGAACCGGCACGTTTGAAAGCGTCGGAGGCGCGGCCTTTTTCCGCTTCGGTGTTGCTCTCCGTTCCCGCATCCCATTTCCAAACAAGATGACCGTCGCCGAAATCGACGCCGATTCCGCCGTACAGAGTGCCGTCGATCAGCTTGAAGTCGTTCTCCCATTTGTCACTGCCGACCGTTTCATCCAGAAGGTCAGCATCAGTTCGGGCCGTTTTGTAAAGAAGAATGGCAACGGATGTTGCTACGCCGTTTCTCTCATAGATTTTCTGGATGCGGCACTCGATCTCGTCCGGGCGGAGGAGGCGAAAACGCTTCATTCCGCCGCCTCCTTTACCTCCGCGAGCTTCTGCCGAAGATCGGCAAGCTCGGATTCCAGCGCCTTGATTTTCTGCCCGCTGCGGTAGGCTTCCGAGCCCCAGCGCGTAGCATCATCTTTTTCCGCTTCGAGCTTCTTTTCCATTTCGTAATAGTCGGCAATCAGCTTCCGGTACTCGCTCGACCGGATGGGGATGTAAATGTCGTCCGTTTCCTTTCGGTTCAGCTCGGCGGTGGCGTTGAGCATGATTTTGATTTTGCGTTCTTCCATTATTCAAACTCCTTTCATTTAATCGCAATGGACATGTTCTGTACGAAACGGGCGCAGGGGATTTCCTCGCCAGATGTTAGCCGCGCTTTGATGGCGGTCTTGTCCACCTCCGGCTGCTTATAACGAAGGAGGTCTTCGTTGCCGGAGGTCTGCGCCCACTCAACAAAGCAGTCATCAACTTCGACTGCGGAGGACTTGCGGAACGAAACGGCGCATTTTGCAGTCTGGAACTTCTCGCCCTGCAAGGCGTATGTAAGATAGTCTTTCAGTCGTTCGACTTTCTTCTCGGTTGTCTTGCGGCGGGCGGAAAGAGCCGTTTCCTCTTCTTTGAGGGCCTTTGCGTCGGCGGTAAGGTTCTTGATGCAACAGGCGATGTTCTCAACCTTTGCGTCCCGCTCCATCAGAAGCGCGTCTAACGCTTCATTGTCTACCGTAATCTCGCCAGTATCAGGATCAACCGCATTTACGAGAGCCTCAATGCTCTTGTCGATTTCGTAGAGTGTCATTCCTTTTGCCTCCATTGACATTATTTAAAATTTGTGGTACCATTCGGATGGTTGTTATTCCTATAGAGAGCGTCGTCGGTGTCATCTCCACCGGCGGCGCTTTCGCCTTTTTCCGCCCATGTGGTGGAGCATTCGGACTGTGCGAGCCATGCCAGAACGAGGGATTCAAGAAATGTCTGCATGGATGCGATTCCGTTTCTTTCCAGCGCCTGTTTAACGCGCTGTGCGGTGCTTTCGGTCAACCGGCACTGTAACCGTATGGGCTTGACGCGGCGCGCTGTGCGGGGCTTTCGCTGCGTCACGGCGTCATATATTTCCTACGCTCTGGCGCAAAATTTCACGCCGTAGTCGTTCGTGTGGAGAGCCATGCTCACCGTGCCCTTATTGGCTTTCGGGAACTCTTCCCGGAGGGCGGCGGCGATGGCCGTGTAACGTGTGTCGTTCAATGCCGTCCTCCTTTCATGATCGACGTGTCCGGCATTTGAAACCAGCGGCAGCAGTCATCGGCAAGACTGGAAAATCCGTAGACGGCGAAGATTCCCTCGATGACGGCAAAGCCGAGACCGTTTCCGAATTTCCAGACGAAGAAGATCACAGCCGCCAGAAGCGTCATGATCACGGTGGTGGCGAAGGTTGCCTTTCGTTTTGTCATGGTTGTTTTCCTACTTTCTGCGGCGGTGCGCCGCTTTTTGTACTCTCTTTGTGATATCGATGGTGTAATCGGCGATCGGGTGCAGCTTTGTCCGAGCTTCCCGCCGGGCATTACATCCGGCCTTGAATTCCGCATAACGGGGGCAGGATGCATGGCAGCCGACGAAGCGCTCGGAACAGTCCTTACACGGGGCGATCATCGGTTGTGTCGGGCGACTGCTTAGGGGCGGCATTGTGCGCTACTGAAAAGATCGCCCATAGCATGTCAAAGGCCGTCTTTCCGCGGCTGTCCAACTGCGGCGGGATAACCCCGGCCTTTACCGCTTCGGAAAATGCAAGGTCTTTGTCCTGCATGATCTCGTCGTAAGTGGGTTCGCTCATGCTTTGTCCTCCTTCGGCTCCTCAGTCAGCGCCTCGGGGTGCCTGTGAATGTAATTTCGTAGAAGCTCGCACCATAGAGTGTCGCGCTGCTCCTGCGTGATTTTCTGGGGCTTGACCGCCCCAGTGTTTCGGTTGATGACGATGGGCATTTTATTCTTCTCCCTTCTTCTCGGATTTGATGCCGTCAAGTCTGCCCTGTAAGCGGTTGTTACCGCTCGATATCGAGCACCTTTGCAATCGCGTTGGCAATCTTGTCGTTCTCGCGGTTGCCCGCCATGAATGCGTTGATCGTGCTGACGGAGTATCCCGTCATCTTGGCAATGTCGCCATTGGTAAGCCGCCGCAGCTTCTTCTGCTCGGCGATCTTACCGCGGAAAAGCTCGTAAATTTCCATCACCCCCTTGTGCGCGTTTTGTAAAAAACATTGACTTTTTGCGGCAAAAAGATTATTGTGAAAGTGCCAGCAATCACAATACGATTTTGCAGCTTTTTCGGAAATCCTTTCCGTTAAGGCTTGGTTTTCTATTGCCTTTTTCGTGCAACGGCTTTTACAAATTGCATTATACATTTACTTCGTGCGTTTTGCAATGTTTTATACGCACAAAGTTAACATTTGTACAGACGCACAAAAAAGCAGCCCCGCAATTAGCGGAGCTGCACAAAGGGGATAATATCAATGATTCCAATACGTGCCAAAAGAATTTTGAAGGAACTTCGAGATGAGGAAAGCGGCTCTTTGTCTATCGCCGAGCTTGAGACGCGGACGGGGTTTTCGTATCAGAAAGTGCGGAACTTGTGCGACTGTCTGATTGATATGGGTCTCGTTCTGCGCGGCACGCCAAAGGCTTATACATCGGATTATGTTGTTATCACCGCCAAAGGAAGATATAGACCTATTTATATTTTCAATGCCGGAGCGGATTTTCTCGCAAGGAGCGTCGTTGTCCCGATTCTTGTTTCTGTTGCGGCGGCGATCATTGTTCTGTTAGTTCAGAGCGCGTAAGGGTTGTTAATATAGATTTCGTCCGGGTCGATTATAAAACGGCTGGTTCCGTATGTGTGCTCGGCGTAGTTGCTGACTGTCCACTCGGATTTCTCAAAATCCTTGCAATCTACATCCTTCCGGCAAGCGATAGCAAAGGCGCGTCTTTTATAAACGTACACGAAACAATGTTTGCAGCCGGTACACTCAATGCCCTTTAACGGTAGCATTCCTTTTTCCGTCGCTTCTTTTATTGCCTTGTTAAATGATTTTTCCGTTTCGAGAGAAACTGTAAGCTCGTTCAGTTTTTCTTTCAGCTCCGAATTTTCCCTTTCAAGCTGATTTCTCGTTTTCATCGTCGTATCCTCCTTTTATTTCGTCGGCTTGAAATACTGCGTCCCCTCGGATGGGAGGTGGGAAAATCAAGAGATTCTATACAGATTCGTTTGCCGAGGCGATCTCGCTCATCGCCAAAGGCTGGAAGCTGGATAGTGTCGCTTATTTCGTCAACGGCGACGGGATAAGCATCATCCTATCTAAGTAACCTAATCCAAGCGCTTTTATATCCCCCGCAGACTTCGGGGATGCAGTATTTCAAGCCGACCTGTTTTTTTAACACTGTGCGTCCTTCCGGGAGAAGGTGATGTGCATAAAGACTGTTACAACGTACAATGCCGCCGAAGCAAAGCGCCTAATTGCTAACGGCTACGTTCTGGACAGCTTATTTTATTTTGCAAGACAATTAAAACATCTACAACGTGCGTGTGTCAAGGAGAACCATATATGTTTTATGACAATGTTTTAAAACTCTGTGAGGCTCGGGGCGTAAAGATCACAAACGTAATAACCGAGCTTGGCTTTAGTCAAGGGAATCTGTCTAATTGGAAAAACGGACGCGTTCCGCGTGCTGATTCAATAAGGAAACTCGCCGACTACTTCGGCGTACCTGTTGATGCTCTGATATACGGCGACGGTGCTGCCAGCAATCCGGCCCCGGCCATCATTGCAGGTGTTTCGGATACCAAGAGAGAACTGATCGAGCTGATTCTTTCCCTGCCGGATGATAAGGTCAAGATTCTGCATCAGATAACAAAAGCTGCACTTGATTTATAAACCATTCAAACTGTTCCTCCGTCATCTGGCAAATCATTTCTACAAGCTCCTTTCGCTCTTCTTCCATTTCGACCTCCTTATTTTATTGCCTTTCGACAAATTTCGCCTTGATTCTATCGGTAAAAAGAGTTATTCTAAACATATCCACAACAAAAATTAAAGGAAAGGGAATAGCACTATGAAAAATGGGAAAATGGTTGTATGCAAGTGCTGCGGCGCAGAAATCGCAAAGAGCGCTAAGGTATGCCCTAATTGCGGAGCGCGGCGCGGTCGTAAGTGGTGGCAGATTGTTCTTGGCATTATTATTTTGATTTCCGGCATTGGTACGTTAGCCGGAACGTTCGGCGATTATACGGCATCGTCTCCGAGCGCAACAGCGAAGCCGGACACTACAATTTCAATGTCCGAATTTAAGCGTATCGAAACCGGAATGACATACGACGAGGTTGTTGAGATCGTGGGGACAGACGGCGAACTCTCTACCTCCGTCGATATGTTCGGAAGCGAGCTGAAAACGGAAATGTACGTCTGGCGCGGGAACGGTTCAATAGGCTCAAACGCGAACGTTACATTTCAAGGCGGTACGGTCATTGCGAAATCACAGGTAGGGCTTAAATAAATCGCCCCGGCATTGGCGGCAACCTCTGCCGGGGCATCGGGGATGTGGTAAACCGACACGTCTGCCACGATTCAAGCGTACCCCGTTCTGTTTATAAAGTCCATGTTGTAAATCACAAATCAGGAGGAAAATTCAAGAACCGTTCCCAAAACTGTTGGGAAATCCAACAACTGAATGGAGATGTAAAAAAAGTGTCCGCGCTCACAGACCTACAGCCTTACTTAGATGATTATCCCACCAAAATTCGCAAGGCGAAAAATGCCAGCGGCTTCACCCTGCAAGAGTTGTCTGACCTGTCCGGCGTACCCTATAACAACGTATGCGACACAAATGCAGGGCGGGTCAAGCACCCGCTCCTTTTTTATGCCGCTGCCACTTGCAAGGTATTGAATCTATCACTGAATGAGCTTGTCGGTCTGGATGAACAGCCGGACACGCAGTATGTCCATGAGCTGGAATTGGAGAACGTGCGGTTATCCGGCGAGGTAAAGCATCTGCAAGAAATGAACGCAGGGATGAAAAAGCAGGTGGAAACGCACACAAGGACGATTTATATGCTCATCGGCGTATGCAGTATTCTTTTATGTGCCGTTGTGTGGTACGTCATTTTTGACATTCAGGTAGAGACCGCCGGGATTTTCCGCTCGGCGGGGACAAGCGTTTTTGCGGGCGTCCTCGCCCTGATACTGAACGCAGCCGTCGCAACTATCATTTACGCGTTCAAAAGCATCCGCAAAGGGAGAAAGAAATGAGACTGACACACGGAGCGTACATTCTTGCGCGCTTCTCAACCGACAACCAGGAGGTAGACAGCATCGACGTGCAGGTGCAGAAGTGCCGCGAGTGGTGCGCACGGGAGCATCTGCCTGTGCTGGACGTGTTCGCTGACGAGGCTACATCCGGCATGAAGAACACGCGGCCGGAGTATTCACGCATGATGCGCCAGCTCGCCGACGGCGGCGCGGACACGGTTGTTATCTACGATCAGTCACGAATGTTCCGCAAGCTGACGGCATGGTTTCAATTCCGCGAACAGATGGCGTGCTACGGTGTGCGCGTTGTTGCCGTGACGCAGCCGATCATCGGCGGCGATCTGCGCGACCCGATGACGTTTCTGTCCGAGGGCAGCATGGCTCTGATGAATCAGATGTGGGTGCTTCAAACGCGGCAGAAGGTAATCGAAAAGATGCGTTACATGGCGGAACAGGGAAAGCACACCGGCGGAAAGCCGCCGCTTGGGTACGACGTAGAGGACGAGCGCCTTGTCATCAACGAGGATGAGGCTGAAACCGTACGTGAGATATTCCGGCAGTACGCCGCGGGGAAATCGTATCGGGAAATAATAAAATGGCTGAACGATTCCGGGAAGCGCACCAAACGCGGCGGATGCTTCGGAACGAACAGCCTGCATGACCTGTTGAAAAATGAGAAGTATATCGGGAATATTGTGTACGGCAGGAGCGAGCGCCGACCGGACGGTACGCGAAATTCGCATTCTTTTTCTATCAGAACCATGCGGATGGAGAACGCCGTCCCGGCAATCATCGACCGTGAAACGTGGGAAAGGGTGCAGAAGAAGATGGAAGATAACCGACGTGTGCAGGCTGGCAGGCCACCGAAGGCACGAGAATACCCGCTCAAGGGGAAAGTGTTCTGCCGCGAATGCAAAAGCGCCATGACGATCGTCAGCTCGAAAAAGACGTATTACTATTACGCGTGTTCAGGGAAAAAGCGAACCGGGCAATGTGATAATCCGCAGATCGGCGCAGGAGAGCTGGAAAACATCGTCGCTGATGCTATACGCGAAATCCTGGGAAATCCGGGAAACATAGAAAACATTATCAGCATTATCCGAGAAGAGAAAAACGAAATAATCAACGTCGCCACACAGCGGATGCAAATTCTTCTCGCCCGAAGGATGGAAATCAACCGGCAGCTCGAAGCGGGAACAAATGCGATTCTTGCGGGGCTGCACAGCCAGACATTGAAAACGAAGATGCAGGAGCTTGAAGAAGAGCTTGCGGAAATTGACCAGCAAATGACAACGCTGAAACACAGCGCCGATGGTACGCAGATACCAGAGGATCGCCTTAGGGCGCTGTTAAACGCCGCAGGAGACGATATAAACGCGCTTTTGTCGTTGGTAATGCGCGTGGAAGTCGGCAAAGACAAAATCGTTGTATGGACGCTTCTGGACGCAGACCCTGACGGACATTTTGACTTTTCCGAAGATGGAATAAACATTGACTTACAGCCGGTAGACCGAGGGGACGAAAATTCAGGGTGTCCCCTCACCGGTACCATGAATTTCCATAACTTTTTCATCGCAGGCGGGCTACTAAGATTCAGCATACCGCGAAAGAAACGCTGGGGTTAATCCCCAGCGTTTTCTTTTTGAAAAATTTCCTTTTTCCCAAATTTCTTATTGACATATCACCAACTTGGTGGTAATATAATAGACGTAAACAGAAAATACAGAGGGGTTGAGCCCCGGAAAGGAACAAAAAAATGAAATTTGAAATCATCGACAACCGCGAGCTTGATCTGAAAGGCAAGGGGTACAAATGGAGCGACGCACCGTTGCAGTACGACAAAACCGTCCTTGACGACATCCGCCGCACCCGCGGCGAGAATTACGCCGACGACCTGAGCGACAATCTTTTCGACGGCTACTCCCCGATCTGCCGCGGCGAAGACGGCGAGCTGTACTCCGTGCTCTTCGACTTCGGCGGCGACGCTCCGCGCCCGGTGTTCTGGTGCAAGGTGGCAGTAAATGAGTGAGATCAAGGCGCTGCGTGAATCGACCGGGCTCACGCAGCGCGCCTTTGCAGAGCTGCTTGGAATCCCGAAACGAAGCATTGAAAACTGGGAGAGCGGTGTTTCCAAACCGCCGGAGTACGTCGTCCGGCTGATTGCATTTTACATTGCGAACAAGGAAAAGGAGGGCTGAAAAGCCCTCCTTTTTGCTTTGCTCACTCAACGATGCATTCATAATACCGGACAAGCTTATCCTCGTCCGCGTCCTTATCGCAAAGGAACGCTTCGGCAAGGTCGGCGTAAAACTCCGTGTTGTTGACGTTGAATTTCTTTGCCACCTTGTAATAGTCCGAATACAGCATGTTCATGGCGACGTAGAACTCCATCGGATCACAGTCTATTTTCTTCTGCTCAAGAAGATTCTTGGTCTGGTCATAGCTCCAATGCGCGCCCCTGCTGCCGTCCTCATTCTCAAGGCCACGCATCCACTCGTCCGCCATTTCGCGGGTCATGCGGTCGTACCCTCCGGCATAGCCGCGGTCGTACTCGCCGCCGTAGCTCTCGCCCATACGAGGCTCGTAGGAGAATCCAATTCGGCGGCGGTCGTCGTAGTAGTCCGTGTATTCGTCGCGGTAGTCATTACGCGGAGCATAGCGCCCGTTGTTGTAATGCTCGCGGCCTCGGCTGTCGCGGTATCTGTCCTGCGGCTCATAGTCACGGTTATTCTGTATCTGGTAGTCTCGGATTCGTCTTATTCTGTCCGCTCTCATGTCGTCGCTCCTGTCTCCGCGTTAATGGCGGTAAGATCATTGCTCGGCGAGCAGCACGGCTTCCCGATCATTCGGAACGTGCCGCCCGTGGCGTTGGTGACTACAATCGTGCTGTACTTCGTCCGCGTCCGCACACCACATGCAGTTACGGGAGCGCAGCAACGATTCGTCAGCGGGAACTGCGCCGTTCCCGCGCCGATGGTAAACACGACAGGTGCGTTAATCGTCGCCGTCGTTGGGATGCTCTGCGCCAGAACGATACAGTATTTTTCACCGTTGGAATAGTTGCCGTCCGGGAGGTTGACAACCAGATTTCCGCCGGTAAACGTGATCGACTGGCTAAGGATCAGCCTTTTGCAAAGCTGACATACAGGTTTGCAAGCCATTTTTAACTCCTTTCAGGGGCGGGATGTCCCGCCCCGATCACATTTTCAGCACCCGCAACAGGTGTTCTGGTTGCAGCAGTAAGGGTTCTGCACCTGATACGCGGGAACGGGGGACGGGCGCAGCGCGTTAATGAGCGTCGCGTTCTGGGCACTCTGGGACGCGGCCAGACGCAGCGCCTGGTTGTCCGCTTCAAGGCTCTGAATCTTGCTCTGCGTGAGGAAATCGAGGATAGCGCGGGTTCCGGCGTTCTGGTTGTCCGTGATGTCGCGAGCAGCATTCTGGATGGTGTTCCGAGTATCGCACGCCTGCGTAGCCATGTCATAGCGCACCTGCGCGATAGCCTGCCGATTCTCGCAGCAGCAGTTCTGGTTCTGCATCTGCATGGCGTTAAGCTGCTGCATGAGCGCCGCCTGCTGATTGCATCGGGCAAGCTCCGCCGCAGAGAATCCGCTCGTCACGGCCTGCGTCACACCGGCAAAGCCGTTAAGCATTCCGGTATTCATCGCGTAGAAGCCGTCACAAACGCCATTGTTCACCGCGTCGATCTTGCGCTCAATGTTCGCATAGTCAGAGGTAAGAACATAGCCATCGACTACACCGCCGGAATTACCGCCGCCGCCGAAGCCATAGCCGCCGTTGCCCCAACCGAAAATCAGCGCAAAGATGATGATAGCCCACCAACCGTCACCGCCGAACATCCCGCCGCGGTTGGAATTTCCGTCGCCCTGTCCGGCGAGGAATCCGCTCATAAAATCGTCTGCCATAGAAAAAACTCCTATCAGTTTATTTACATCCGGGCGCGCGCCTCCCGTCTGCATTCGAGAAGCGGCTTTTTGTCAAGATGCCGTAAACTGATAGGAGAGTGTTTATTTAAGCCCTAATCCTCGGGCGATTTCGTCCACGGTCGTTCCGCGTTCCTTCGCCATATTCTCCGCCATCTGCCGGATCTGGTCGGGCGTCTTGCCCTGTACCATCTTTAATGCCTGTTGCGCTCGCGGATCACGTCCCGCCATCTGCTGTATTAGCGTCATCGGGTTTCCGCCGGTACGGGCGAGGTTAATCAAGTTGAAAATCGGATTATTCATCATCGTCTTCTACCCTCCGGCGCTTTTTCGCTGTCAGCTCCGCACGAAGCGCGTCAAGGTCGGCTTTCGTCGCGTACTCTACAGTCGGAGTTTGTTCCGGGGTGAAGAGCTTGAAATCAAAGAAGTCGGAAGCGCCTGTCTGCTGGTTAAATCGTTTCAGGTATATCATTCCGTGCCCGATGTCCGGCATAACGACGCCGAGAGAAAAGTAGTCCGTGCTCGTGGCAATAGCCTCTTCGCGGCTCGTGACCGGCTTGCAGACGTATCCGGGAGCAATCTGCTGCATTGTTTGCGGCCTCTGATATCCGCCGTAAAACTGCTGTGGCTGTTGGTAGTAGTTTTCCATTGCTTCACGTCCTTTCCTCTTACATTGTCGCACAAAAAAAGAGGGCTAACCCATCGGTTAGCCCTCAATAATCCATCAGAAACCCATCATTCGATTGCAGCGGCGATCTTGTCCTTGATCGCCCGTATACGGCGCTCGACTTTCTCTGTGCCGTACAGTTCCGTGTCCGTCTGCATGGCGAAGGAGATTTGCAAAACGCTCATGCCCTTTGCCCGCAGACGGAAGATTTTTAATTCCTCATCGGTAAAGCCGCAGTCTCGCTCAAACTGTTCGCGCAGCTCTCGCGGGAATTGCAGCTTATTTTTTGTCCCCGGCGTTGTTAAACTCCGTAGGAGGCTCTCTGTCGTCATTGGCTACACTCTCCATATATGCGTTAAAAAGTGTCTCTGCGAGGCTTTCAGACGCCTCGACGCCATTGATGCGGCAGAACGTTTTTACGGATTCTTTCATCTTTCCGTAGTGTCGGTTTACAAGACTTTAGATTTTCTGTCAGGCGGCGTTGAACTTGTCGTTCATTTCCTTAACGGCAGCTTCGAGGAGAACTTTCAGCTCGTATTCCGTGGTCTTGATGCCTTTCTGGTCGAGCATGGAGGCAGCAACGGCCATGGCACGGGAAAGCTTCTCGTCGCCGTGGATATCCTTATACACCTGTTCAATATACGCAACGGTAGTTGCCGCTACCTTGCGTTTCGTGTCGGTGTTGACGTACTTTTCGTACAGCTTCGCGGCGTAGGACGCGGCAATGCCGCAGACGGCGAGGATGATGTACTTAATAATTTCCAGACCGTAGGTAGTGATAATTTCGTTCATTGCAAATTCTCCTTACTTCAAAAAATCATTTTTCTTTAGATGTCCGGCGTAGACGCTGTTAAGGTGCTGGATGGTGTTTGCGGCGCGGTTGTTCTCGTACTGCGGGTGGCCAGAGCAGTAGTCCTCATATCGGTCAACGTCCCGGAGAACGTCCGCCCAATGCTCGGCGGTGTGCAAGACGCCCTGCCGCACCTCATCCCCAAAGCGGAGGATGCGGCTTCGCGCCTCGTCAGCGCGGCAGGCGGCGTCGTCCTCGATGTGCTTTACGAGCTTACCGTCGAGAGCGTCCAAACGCTTCACGATCTCGTTGTTGTTCTTACGGTTGGCGAGGATCAGCGAGAAGATGCCAGCAACGGCAGCCCCGCCGCATGCGGTGATGATTGCCTTTATGATTTCCATTTATTTCTCCTACTTTACTCCGAGGATACGGTTCACTTCGCCCTGCACGAGATCGTAAAACCACGCGCCGAGCTTCTGCTTTCGCTCCTCGCCGTTGCCCCACTT